GCCCCCAGCCTCCTGTAGAATTATAAGTCCGGTTAGACGTAGTAGCAGTTAGCATGTTCTTTGCCTGAATTGTCGCCCGAGCCTCTCCGGCAACAAAAAGATCATTAGAGGCATTGTTTACAATGTCTGCATTGTCAACATAAGCGTCGGAAAATCCGCCACAATATACTCCGTATCGCAAATTTCGCGAAATTAAAGCTCCTTGCGTCCAGACCTGAGCGCCGTTGAGTTTTAATGCATCTTGACAATGAGATATATACAACTCGGGGCTGCCTAAGGCCCCCGGGGCAAAAAGTTTTCCACCATAACGACCTTCAACCCCAGCCTCATTGAAACCTATGATACCTACTTTCTTAAACTGGCTTGAACCCGAATATCTGTCCCCCGTTTCAGAGCCTAACACAACTCCGTCGGCATTCACGTCTGCCGCTATTAAAAGGTTTTCAAAAGCATGGACCGGAGACACGAGAGCTAAAGCTTGTCCTGTAGGACGCAAACGCGAAGGCCAGTAGCTTTCCCAAGCACTAAGATCGGTAGAATACGTTCCAGTAAGATTAGAAGCAGTAGGCTCAGTGCCAGATACGGGAGCTCCTCTGAAAATAATCTGATTAGAATTAGCTGCGTCAACTACCAAACTTTTATAGATATGGTCTCCGGGCTTAAGATTTATTATGACTATTTTAGACGGTTCAATGCGAGAAGCCGAAACCGCGTACCAAATATCTTGTAGGTTGTTAAAAAGCACTCCGGTCGTGCCTGTTGGGTGTAAGTCAATTATGGAATTATCAGCTATATATGCGTCAACTGACGTATTCAAGGCTGGAGCGGTAAGGGTTTGTTCAGCCATTGCACCAATAGCGTCTGTAGACTCTCCAGAAAAATGCAGAGCGTCCTTCATTGGCATAAGTCTAGTCCGCAAAATTTTATGAATATCAGGTCTTTTGCCTGAAAGCAACTGCTTCGACCATATCTGCTTGTCTGACTTGCCCGCCAGGTTTGCTGTGCCCATTTCAACGTCCATGAACAACGAAAAACCCCGGACAAACCAGGGCTGGTTGTCAATCAGATCGTCGATGATGGCATCTAGTTTTATGTAATATTCGTCAAGGGGCATATTCGAGTCAGACTCCCCTTGCGCAAATAGAATGTGAGCCTTAGTGGCCCCTGCGAGACTAAGTGCGGCCGGTACGTCAGTTGTTAGCGGCGTCCACATGTTTAGCGTCGGAGCCGAGTTTCCCTGCAGAGGTTCGTGCCAGTTGTCAATCGATAAGCCCCCTTGCGCGTTGTCGACCACAATAACTTCGACGCCGTATTTTTCAGCAATACGATGCGCAGTAGTCAGGCCCATGTCCGCAGCGTCTGGCGTGTTAAAAAAGCCATAAGTTGCTTCGACTATCTGATTGTTAGGCTGATCATACACTTTGACTAGGGAGTTGTACGCAGTTATACCTCCCGTTTCCCCCTTACCGACGGCATTCGACTGCCCCATTTTTACAAGAATGACCCGCCAGACCCCATCCGCACAAATTTCCGCAAACCAGGGCATTCCTGAACGGTTTGCAACTAACTCCCATTCAGTGGGCACAAAAGTTGCAGTTGTCGTAAAATTTGGAGAGTCATTTGAAGGAGCATATATATTACCATTATAGCGTACGGTGAAAGCCGGATCATCGACGAGTAAACCTGCCCCGAAATCTACTGGCACTTTGTAAGTTGCATTCTGCCGAAGGTCTTGCAATACTCGCGCTGCATTTTTGACTACATTCCCGCTGCGTGTTGTAACCGTACCGCTGGGCTGCCCGGCGTTTGGTGTGTCTGCGGCGTCGTTGACAATCTTGCCCAGTGTGTTGGCGTCAACGTCAATGTTTTCTAGCCGAGTAGTCAATTGTTCTAATGTTACGGGCATGATAGCACTCCAGGATAGACCACGTTAACTGTGTTGTCGAGTTTGTTAGCCAAATCAATTAGGGCGTTAAGGCCATAAACTGCTGCAATATCTACGGCATATTGTGCCTCGATAGGAACCGGTGCCTCTTGAAGCTTTAGTTCTCGTATCTCTACTGCTGGCACTGAGCCCGCCTCAAAAGCATCAATACTAATCATAAGACTGTCTGCATTAAACCTAACTGGAACGTCAAACTCGTAGCCCGCAGTAATTTTAGCGCCTGCGCTCGGAGGACTGAAGAAAATTATTAAGCCCTTATTTACTGAGTACAAATACTCGTCGGTCTCTGTCCCGTTTAGCGCAACTAATACGCTGTCTTCCACTAGTTTTGTAATCCTACGAGTGTAAAAAGCTGTTTCGGGGCCACCGTAAGTCTTGTAGACTTTGTAGACTGTGTTAGTGCCGTCTCCGGTACCTAGTACCTGATCTATGGCTGAAGGCTGAGCTTTTCCCCGGCTGCTTTTATAATCAAGCCAGTCTTTCCATCTAAAGCCATATAGCTGTCCGAAGCGTGCCTCCCAAAATTCTATTATTGCATGTAAATGTTGTACATTTCTAAGTCCGATGCCTGCATCGTACATACGCTTCGAGTTTGCTTGAGCCGCATTCCTCTTCTCGTGCCCTGACACGAGCTCGACGATGTCGGTCCTACGTGTCGGCCCGCCACTCGAGCCCTTGCTTATGTCGTCCGGGAACCGGACCTCGTGAAAGTCTGTCATCTTATCTCACCCTGTCTCCGCGTGAAGCGATCCGTTGCATGCGAGCAGCGATCTGAGCCTCTGACTGTCGGAAGCCTTGGACGTCCGGCGTCGAGATATTGAATACCACTTGACGAGGACCTCCGCCGCCGTCAGAGGGGTTCTCGCCTGGACGTGTGATGTTCACGCGCTCACCCGGTGACGCTCGGAACTGTACAAGCTGACTGTCAACCCCGCCTCCGCCGCCGACTGTGAAGCCGCCGCCCGTGGCAAAGCCTAGGCCTCCTCCGCCGCCACCGAAGCCTCCTCCTCCAAAACCCCCGCCGAAGCTGCTAGCGAACGACCCTAGGGCGTTCGTCAGGGGCTTGATGATTGCCTGACGTATGGCTATGCGAGCCAGGTCAGCGATGATGCTCTCTGCGAGGGACTTGAAGTCGAGCTTGCCGGTCGTCACGAACTCGACGAGTGCGTCCTCTGCGCCGCGGAAGGCGTTCGTAAGAGCGTCCTCGATCTGGGAGGCCACGTCGTCTATGTCGCGCTGTATCTTGAGCAGTCCGCGCTCGAAGCCGGAAGTGAAGTCCGTCTGGCTCTCGAGGAACTCGATGCGTACGTCTCGAACCGCGTTCTCGTACTCGTCCAGGCTGATCTTGCCTTTGTCGAGCAGTGCGGACAGGGCGTCGAGCTTCTGACCGTAGTCAGTCGCGGGACCACGGATGCCTTCGAGCAGTTCCTTCTGCAGCTTCAACGCGTCGTTCAGCTTCTCAGCGTCTTGAGCGGCTGCGCCGCTAGAGCCTGAAGCCGCCGTCGGAATGTTGATGCCCCCGGGGTTCACGGTCGGGATTGTCGGCGCGACGGCGTCTGCGACTGCTTCACCCCTGCGACGTTCTGCTATCTCACGAGCGCGGTCCAGTACGGCATTTGCCACGTCCCCGATGTAGTCTCGGTTCAACGCGTCGCCGAACGCTCCGGACACTGCTTGTCCTAGCTGAGCCGCGGCTCCAGCAGCGTTGTTCTCGAACTCCTCGAACTGTACGGCGCCTATGTCTACGCCGGGCAGCTCGTTGAGCAGGCCGATCATCTTGTTGATGCCGCTCTCGACCAGGCCGATGGCCCCGTTGAGGGCCTGAATGAATATGTCCTTCAATGCGTCCGGGAAGATGCCCCAAGCGGCGATGACGGCCTGTACGGCTCCGACCCAAAGCCCGATGTACTTGTTGACGACGTCCTTCGCGAACTCGAGGACCTTGCCTAGCACGTCAACGAAGAACTGGAGCAGTTTACCGAGGTATCCGCCCACGCTGTCCACAGTGCCATCCCACGCGTCTTTGAAGAACTCGACGACGGGGCCTAGCGCGTCGGTCACGAAGCTGAAGAGCGCTCGGAAGATGTCGAGCAGTGACACTACACCGTCGCCCGTCACGCTTATCTGGTCGCCGAACAAGACGAGGGCTGTAACCGCGCCGGCTATGAGAGCGACGAGGGCTCCGACCGGGTTGGCGATGAGTGCGACGGTCAGAGCTCGCACGGCGCCGGTGGCGCCCGCGGTTGCTCGGGTGAACGTCTTGCTGGCAGCAGAAGCTAGGGCCTGCGCCGTAGTCGTGGCCCCGAGTGCCTTCTCTAGGGCGACCAACTGGGTCACGGCCGTGATTAGAGCTCCGCCTCGTACGGTCGCGTAGTAGGCAGCCGTAGCCGCTGTCGCGACCTTCAGCAGGTCTATGATGTTCGACAGGTTGTCTGCGAGGAACCTCATGGCAGGCACGAGAGCGTCGGCTATCGCGGAGCCTAGCTCGATGGCCTCTACCTTTATCGCCGCCATGACACGGTTGAGCTGGAAGCCCGGAGAGTTGGCGATCTTGTTGAACGCCTCCTCAGTAGCTCCGCCCTTCTCAGCCATATCCTCTAGGATATTAGCGAAGTCGACGCCCGCTTGACCAGACAGAGCCATGACAGGTATGAGGGCCTCCACGCCACCGAACAGCTGAGCGAGTGCCTCCGTGCTGCCGCCCGTCTTCTGTACGAGCTGCTCGAGGAAGCCCGCCAGGCCGAGGGACTGGAGTGCAGCCGCGTTGAACTCGATGCCTAGGGCGTTCGCGAGGTCGGAAGCCTCCTTGGTCGGTTTGGCCACGGCGGCGAGTACGGCTCGCACGCCCGTGACGGCTTCCGTCGTCTTGATGCCTCCCTTAGTGAGGGCTGAGATTGAAGCGAGCAGTTCATCGAAGGACACGCCGGTCTGAGCGGCTAGTGGAGCGACCTTACCTATGGCACTCGACAGTTCCGCAATCGTCGTCTTGCCGGCCTTCATGGCTACGAACAACGCGTCCGTGACCGCAGTCGCGCCTTCGACGCGAGGCCCGTAGGCATTGAGCACGGAAGTCAAGCCGTCTGCAGCCGTCGCCACGTCCGTCACGCCTCCCACGGCCAGCTTGTTGGCTGCCTCCAGGCGTTCAGTCGCGTCGGCTGCCGAAGAGGCTCCGGCGGAGATTATCTGATATATGGCCTGCACCTGTGCGACGGGCTGTTGCCCGAACGCTGCGGCCTGGTCGAGAGCAGCTCGCTTGAGCCTGTCCATGTCGAACACGGCCGTGTCGACCAAAGTCGAGACCTCGGCCATGGCGTCTTGGAACTGGATGGCTGCGCGTGTGACGCCTATGAGGGCTGCGGACGCCGAGGCTCCGATGGCGAGACGCTTGAGCTCAGACGTGAAGAAGCCTACCGCCTTACCTGACTTGGTGGCGCTAGACCCTACGTCCTCAATGTTACGACGTACCCGGCGAGAGCCTCGCTCGGATACGACTATGTCAATACGTTCGGTCGGCACCTATCAGTCCTCCAATAGGCGGGCCTCCTTGATAGCCTTCACCCCCTCTCGTACGCCTTCTTCGACGAACTCAGCGGGAGCCTGGGCGGAATACCCGTCGTTCAGGCGTTCAATGTAAGGCAGGTTGTTTGTGATGTGTACCTCGCTATTGCGGTCGCCGTCGTAGGCGGCCGAGACCGAGGCTGCTTGGGCGAGAGCGGCTTGCGCGTTCGCCTGTTCTCCGACACCGAGCCCCTCACCTGGAGCGTATGGGTCTATCGTTCCGTTGTACGGTTCGTCGAGCTGAGCGACCCAGTTGGACCGGGCCCGTCCTCTGTCTACCGGGGTAGACATGACGACGGCTTGGTCTACCGCTAGTACGGTCTTGCGGACTATGCGGTCTGAGCCATCGGTGACCTCTACTGCGAGGTCCCCCATCCTCTTACCGAAGTCCGCAAATCCTGCCATGGCTAGTTTTCCTCACGTTCTTGTTCACGTTTGTCTTGTAGGTGGCGTAGGAAAACGTCGTCCATGGCTCTCACCATCTTGACAAGGTACTCGAAGCCGTCGCCGGCGAAGCCTTTTCTCCTTGCGTATGCGTCGATCGCCGTCCAGGGGATCGGACCTGAGGCCCCCATGTCTGAGAGCCCTCGGCACGTGCTCAACTCTGTGAACGCCTCGTAGTACATCTCGAGGCCCGTGTACAGCGACGGAGCGTTAGCTATCGTCTCTGGCAGAGGCCGCCGTCTCTTGATGGCGGCCTCTATGATCTTGCGTTCAGTCGGTCCCTGCGTCAGCGAGTAGCTGAGGACCGCCGTCAGTTTCCCGCGTCGGCTTCAGCCTCGTTGGCGCGGAAGAGCGACACTTTCTGAGCCTGTTCGTAGACGTCCTGAAAGAGGTCTGGCAGCTTCTCGAAGAGGTCAATCACGTTCTCAACAGAGAAGGGGATAGCCTCACCGTTCTTCCCGACCATCTTGCCGTCGCCATGCTTCGTGCTGCCCCAGCCCCTGACCACGGTCTCAGCCACGGTCTCACGAAGCAACTGCTTCGAGCGTTCCTCAGGCATGCGCTCCTCTTGGATGAGGCGACGATAGGGGCGGGTCTTGTCGGCGAGCGCCTTCTTGAACCCTTCGTTCGAACCGCCGGCGCGAGCGACAGTGATGTAGAACGCTCCGTAGTCGAGCTCGATGCCGTCCGCCTCGACAGACTGGTCAGTCTCGAAGAGGGCGAACGGATTGTTCAGCACGTCGGCTGCGGTATCTTTGGTCTTGTCAGTCATGTGTCTAATCCTTGTTTCCCCTAGGGACCCCTAAGCCGATCACATTGCGGCGTTCGGGAGGTAAGTGAAGCTGCCTGCAAGCAGGGTGTGATGCAGCGTCGGGTGTTCCGCTCCCTCCATGGTGAGCGGGATTTTGATCGACTGGTCCTTCTCGACATTCAACCGACCGTCCCCCATAGATACGAGGGGAAGGTCAAACAGCCAACCGGCGTTCGACTTGACGAGCGCGAAGTCCAGAGAGACGTCGTCGTTGTTGCGCACGGCACTCATCGCCGCCACGTCGTCGAAGTAGGCAGTCACTGAGCCGGCGGCCATGAAGTCCCCGGCACTAACGCCGATGGCTCCCAGCTGGCTGATGGCCTTGTTCGGCCGTACGCCGTTGTCGATTGTGATACGCATCTCGGTGAGATACGTGGCCAAAGTCTGAGCAGTGTCCTCGTTCAACAGACGCAGACGTGAGAAGTCTGAGCTCGAGTTGAAGGCCTCTTCCTCGGGGAGGTCAGGGCGTGCGCCTGGCTTCTCTCCGTCGCCGACCGTACGCGTCTCCGCGTCGATGCCGACAAAGCCTAGGTCGACGGTGATTTTGTCAGCCGTGTTGATCGCGATCTCCATGGTGTTGGCGACCGCGCCCTTGACGTACTCGAAGCCCGCTGAGCCGAGTGTGCGCTCAAACTGATAGGAGCGACACTTGATGAGGCTCTCGTCAAACTCGTTCTTGATGACGTGACCGACGAACAGACGGATTGTCTTGCCGGTGCCGGCGTCCGCGACCATTGTCGACGGCTGACGATCGAGCACCAGCTCTCCTGCCGAGACGCTCTTGACCCGGGCGAACCCGTTGTCTGCTGCTGTGTCGAACTTGTTCGCCAGGGCGTCGCCGCCGATGAACAGCCATTCGCCCGGGATGAGCCCCAAGTCAGTGAAGTCGAGTGTGGTGGCAGTGAGCTTCGGGTCCGAGCCGCTGACGTCTACCGCGACGTCGCCAGCCGTAGCCTGAGCTCCTACCTTCGTGATCTTGGCACCAGACGGAGGTGAGGCCTCTGCAGTCAGGCCGGAGACTTGCACAGAAGTGCCGGTCGTACCGGTCACGAGCTTCAAGCCGTTGTTGCCCGAGTTGGTGAAGCCTTCGGCGAACACGAGGTCGTTGGCATCATAGTCAGACGCTGCCGCGCCGACCGTGTAGCCTGTCCCTGAGACTGCAGTCGGCTCGGTGTTGACCTTCTCTCGCCAGTCAGCGAACATGAAGCCTTGCATCAGGTCGTACATGCTCTTCTGAAGGAAGTCGGACTGGAAGCCGGCTGAAGCGTCCAGGTCGACGACGACGCCCTTCTTACGTTGGCGAGACTTGTTGATTGGATTGCGTGCGACCTGGCTTATCTGCGGACCGAACTCCCCGTAGGTGTTCGGTTCCAAAGGGTTCCAGTCGGGGTCTGGTCCGGTCGGCAGGACGCCGATAGAGCCGAGGACTTCCTCAGCATAGCGCAGACCGACCTTGTTGCTGTCGATTGTTGTTCCGGTGCTCATATTGCATCCTCCTTAAGGGGTGTCACTTGACGACGTCATACACGAACTCAGCCGTCACGTTCACTTGGTACCAGTGAGCGTCGGGACCTACCTCTCGGAGGACGGCGTCCCTAAACCATACGCCTTCGGACTGCTCGCCCTCAAACGCATCTTGAGCCACTGTACCCAAACGGTGAGCAAGGGTGAGCCCGCGTTGGCCAACGGGGGCGAATACCTGCACGCTGACCAGGCCGCGCCGCTCGAAGCGTCTGCAGTCTTCCTCCCCTAGCGATCTCTGTGAGCCTGAAGTATGGCGGGTGGTTATGCGTGCCCATGCGCGATCCTTGGAAGTCTCGCTCTTGGGTGTCTCTATTCGCACGTTGGGCCACTCGACCTCGGGTACGTATCCGGCCGTGGCCTCTTCCGCCCGACGGTCCCACTCTTCCTTGAACTTACCGAGCACGATGTCGGTAGCCGTCTCGAAGTCTAAGCTTGCCATTAGCCCTGTCTCCTCATCCATTCGAGAAGCTTCTCTATCTCCTCTACTGACGCGTCACGCTTAAGCGTGTTTGCCCGTAGGCTCATGATCGTCACGTTGCCTGGAACGTATCCCTTGCTGTTGTCTATCCTGTCGAGCGATGCGGCGTTGTGGCTAAACGCAGACGGTTGAGGCTCGTAGTTTAGTTCGGTTCCAAACACAGGACAATGCGTGAGCTTCTCGACGTCTTCGTGTGTGATTGAGAACTCGATACCCTTGTCTCTCGCTCGACAACGAGCACGAATGACCATGTGCTTGATAGGGTTGTTCTTCCGCCATCTCACCTGGTCTTCGTACCTGTTATGTCTTTCGGTCGTCATCCCTTATTCTTTCAAGTACAGGACGTAGAGGACGTCCTCTTCGCCTGGTGCAAGTATCTCTACCTCGAGCACCTCGTGATTGGACAGTCCGTCTACAACCACGTCCCCGACCTTCGGTCGCTCGGTCAGGTCTGCGGCTGCGACGTACGCGAGCTGCTTGGCTTCCGGCACCAGGGCCTTACCGACCGTTGCCGCGAGGGCGAAGGAGTTGAGAGTGTTGTTCTCTGATACGCGATACTCCAGGAAGACCATCGGCTTGAGTTGCACGACGTTCCTGTAACGAGTTGACCCCGGCTTCCAGGGCTTGGAAGGGTCCGGGGGCGTCCCGTCGGACTTGCGTTGTATGGTTGCGTTACGCCCCCGGTTCTTGATCAGCCTCTGGGCTAGGGCGCGAGAGCTTGCGTACTGTGTCGTCATCAGCCTCTCCCCACGATGCCCCCGCCGATGCCGGCAGACCTACGAAGGACTAGCTTGCGGGCAAACAACAGCCTGTCCGCACTGGGATACTCGGGGAGCTGGAACACCTGACCGTCGTAGGCGTACTCCACGCTCTCCTTGATCGGCCCGACGCTCTCGGACTTCGACTTGATCGCTCGACCGGTTGCATCGCGCGTGGGGTCTGACAGCAGGTCGGCTGAGATGGCCCGGAGGGCGTACTCACACGTCGCGTCCTTGACGGCCTGCGGCACTCCCTCGACGTTGTCGCCTCGATCGTCGTAGGCGTGGTCCCGCGGCCACTCCGTTGTCTGGTCCTTGGTGTCCCGACAGCCGACGAAGCGGAAGCGTGTGTCTAGGTAGTCGGTAGCCTTTACGAGGGCTTGCTCGATGGCGGTGTCTTCCGCCGTGAATGTGTTTCCCCTATCCGCGTGATAGGCCTTGAAGTCGGCCACGGCCACGTAAGAGTTCGCCGAAGCTACGGGGGTATCTTGCTGTACGACGAAAGCCATGGCCGTCTCCTATTCGAATGATACCTTGCTGGGGTCTGTGGCGACCACCTTTTGGGTCGTGTTGTAGTTCTTGTCGCTGACCGTGACGGCGATGCCGTTGCTGGCCTTCTCGACGTGTGCGCGACCGCCCTTAGGGATCGTCACTGCAACCTTCTTAGCCGTAGGTTGCCTCGCTCCGCCGGCGTTTCCGCCGGGCTTCGGGCCGCCGCTTCCGCGGCGGCCCTTGAGCATATCGGCTGAGGACATGCGGCCCATTCGTTTACTCCTTTGCGGCCTTGGCGGCATCTCGGTCGAAGTCAGGCGCAGCCTCTTCGATCTCAGCGCGGGTGACAGAACGACCCATCAGCTTCTCGACCTCGTCGACCTGAGGCAGCTTGCGGGAAGTCCAGTGACTGTCGTCCTCAGGGTCGAGCATGTTCAAGGCCTCGGCGACCGTCTCGGGCTTGTCGTTGTCGTCAGCCAGGGGGTCAGGGTCCGCAGGAAGCGTCGGTTCAACGGGCTTCTGCGTGTGCTTTTGTTTTGCCGGTGCTGCGGGCTCGTCGCCTGCTGCGGCCTTCTTTGCGGCCTCAAGCAGCGGCCCTTCAGGATAGGCCTGGTAGCAGCGCTTCAGGTAGTTCCCGATGCTCAACGCTTCCTTGTCGGAGCCGCTGAAGGTGTACACGCCGTCGACGAACTCGAACTGACGCCCCATTTCCTTCTTCTTGGCGCCAAGGGTTACGGTCTTGCCGGCGTACGGCCCGACCAGGTGAAACTTTGTGACTGTATGTGCCATGGATGTCTCCGTTTGGTTTGATGTCCCGGCCGCGCCGGTACTACGAAATTGTCACGGCCCGCCCTGCAAGAGAGCCCTCGCTCCAGAAACGACAACGGGGACCCACCTCTCGATGGGCCCCCGGCGCGGCGAGTTGAGGCTTGAAGCCCCAGGGGAAAGCCGTTAGTTTGTGATGCCGTCCGCGGCAGAGATGCCGAGCTCGGAGAACAGCGCGAGACCGCAGTACCACTTGACGCGGGTGATGGTCTCGTCTTTGGACTGATGAACACCGACGTCCTCGATGACGATACCGGCCTCGTTGCGAGCAGTCAGGCCCGCGAAGCCGTAGCTGCGAGAGCCGTCATCCAGGGTACCCGCGAAGATGGTAGTTTGGCCGGAGCCCGTACCCTTCGTCTGGTCCGTAGGAATGTAGTCGTTGCGGAAGATCGGCACACCGGAGTAAGCGATGATGCGCTTGCCGCTCGGAAGCTCGTACATGTCCTCTGCACCCGTGCCACCGAGCGTGCGAAGCAGCGCCTTGTAGGAACGGATCGTGCGAGAAGGCATGACCATGTAGTCGACTTCGCCGTCCTTGTCGATGACGTTGTCAAGCATCTCGTCCATGACTTCGAAGGAAAGGGCCTGACCGTTCGCCCCGGTGTCGACCATCTGGCCGGCGGGTGTGAGGTTGATGAGACCGTCGAACTCGTTGCCTGAACCGGTGCCTGTGATGAGCATGGACTGGAACTTCCGGCCTGCGGACTTCGCCTTGCTCTCGATCTGGGTCTCTTCCTGGTCCGTCTCGGTAGAGCGGGTAGCCTGGATCAAACCGTTGACTTCAGCGTCGCCGATGATGGTCGTGAGGTCAGCGTTCACCTTGGTGAAGGTCGCAGCGTTCTTTGCCGTGATCGTACCCCCTACGCCGAGGGTCTCGACGTCGCCGAGCACGTTCTCACGGTTGTATGCGAGGGAGTTGCCGTCGATGCCGTCGAAGGGAACCATCTCGAACATTTGGTTCACTGTGATGATGTTTTCGATCACGCCGACGACGAGGTCGTCTTGCGCGAGCTTGGCACTTTCTGCCAGGGTAACTGATGCCATTTTCGTGTCCCTCCTCAGGGTTAAGGCTGTTGATCGGCGTAATGCCCCTGACTTTCTACATGGGTCGGATCACCCTTCCCGGGGGTCCGGCCTCTATCAGCGTCACGCTTCGAGGAGGGCCGAGGTCGTGCTTGGGGCCGACCGAGGTTCTCAGGGGCGACGATCTCTCGTCGCCCCTATGCTTGCTATATATGACGCGGGTCCCCGCGTTGCGGTACCAGCAGTTACTTGGCGCGACGTGCTGCAAGTCCCTTCTTGATACGATCGCGAGCGCTCAGGTCGCCATCCTGACTGCGTGCGGGCTTGGCACGCTGTGACTGACCGGGCTTCGCGCCGGTTCCGGGAGGCGCCTCGCTCTCGAACGCTGCGGAGAAGGTCTGAGAGGCCTTCATCTCTTTGACGAGGTCCGCGATCGTCATGAAGCCACCTTTGCCATCGCCACGATAGTCACCTGCGTCGTCGAGCACCCGCACGACGTAGTCGTCGCCGTCCTCGACCACCCGGGCCTTGCCCATGACGTGCGGGAGCAACAGCTCAGTGCTGCCCTTCGCGTTTGCCAGAGCTGACGTTGCGGCTGCTTGCACCATGTAGCGTGTCAGTGCCGCGTCCTTCTTGGCGTCGCGGTCCTTGTACTCCTGCTCACGACCCGCGAAGGCCTTCTCCATGTCAGCCTTCATCTTGTCGAGGTTGACCTTGTTGCCGTTGGCGGCGGCCTCCTCGAGCTGGGTCTGCAGACCGGCGATGTGCTCCTTGACGGCGTCGACACTGTCGAACTCGCCAATCTGGCCGATGACGCTCTCGGGCGTGATGACTTGCCCCTTGAGCGTCTTAGCCTCCTTGCGGGAAGCAGCTAGGGAACGGTTAAGCCCTGTGACGGCTTCGACCAGGCCCTTCGCCGTGTCGCTGATGCTGTATACCCCGTCGTCGCTTGCGACGTAGGCCCCCCGGAACTGTTCCGGGACCGCGTTGATGTCCTCTACGGACTGGTTGGTTGTGAAGTCGAACTCCATTTGAAAGTCTCCTTAGTGACTGTTTGCTTCAGGATCACCCTTCCGCCGGGGGATCACCCCGCCGTTAGAGCCACTCTGTCTATTCCTCTGTCTCTACTCGTCGCCGAACGCCCTGGCCCAAGCCGCAGGCTCTCGTCTCCTGAGTTCGTCCAGGCCGAACTCACGGCCCGATCCGTCCACGAAGCGATCGAGCGGTAGCTCTCCCTTCCTGAACAGTGTTCCCTTCTTATCACCGAGCACGTCGTCCTGAAAGCCCTTGGACTGACGTCTCAGGAACTGCTCGTATGTCGTCTCGGCTGGCACCCTGCCTATGACGCTGTCAGCCCACTCACGGCGGACTTGTTGTATCGGTACACCCCTCTTACGAGCCTCCGCCCGGAAGTCCACCTCACGCCTGGCGCGGGTACGCGTGTCGACCACGGTGGGTCGTTTTCCTAGCACCCCTACGCCGTCTAGGATGGGAACCATGACGGAGCGGCAGTTCACGTGAGCGGGAGGCCTCGGGCCTCTATCGACAGGAAAGACGCGGCCGTCTCTACCCCGGCAGACTGCCGAAGTTCGACCGTCCAGCGTAGCCGTCCAGCGGAGGCCCTCAATGACGTCTGAGTTCGCCTTCCATACCTCGTTGCGAGCCGCGTTAGAGTAGTGGGTGACGGCCGTGCGCGTGATCGCCTCCGCGTTGCGTCGGGTGATGGACAGCGCGCCGTCCTTGAAGCCGTTCGCCCGGGTGCCTCGCACCCTGCGGACTATCTGGTCGGTCGTCTCTCCCTCTATAACGCCTAGACGGATGGCGGTCTCTACGGCGCGACGGTCTCGTTGCTCCAAGCCTAGGAACCAGTCACGCAGGAAACGCCCCTGGAACGGTCGGGCGTTCACTAAGGCCCTCAGCGTCGAGGCCGGGATGCGAGCGAGCTCGATGGATATGGGTATCGCTTGGGTTAGCACGGCGGCCTCTAGGGCGCCCTCGGCTACGGACATGTCTCGCATGTCCTGCGCGACCTTGGTTGCTAACTCGGCCATGGCCTTTTTACGGAGCTCTCGAACCTCCTTGAGGAGGGCTTCGAGCCGTTCGAGCGTGCGACTGCCGGTCTCGGGTATCGGTCCGTCAGACAACACGCGTAGGCGTCGCTGAATGAGGTCGAGCAGGTCGTCGTCAGCCTGCTTGAGTAGCTTCAGTATCTCGCGTATCTCACGAGACGTGAAGCGTCGCAGACCGATCTGATGACGGATGACGTCGTCGAATAGCTCTTCGTTCGCTGTAGGCACTGTCTAATTCCCCGCGTTTATTCCTATACGACCTCAGGCTCCTTGACCTTGCCCTGCCCCTTGGGGTCCACTGGCGGGTCGTCGTTCGTCTCGTCGCCATCATCGTCCGGAGGCGTCTCGCCGCCGAACAGCCCCATGTCGTCGGTCTCGTCAGACAGGGCGTCCTTGTCGTCGTCCGCGTCGAAGTCGTCGTCCAGGACGCCTCGGCGCTTGAGCTCCTTCAGATACGTCTCGCGGCTGATGTCCCGGCGAGTGCGCGCCTTGTCGAGGGTGTCGAGCTCCTTGCCGTCCGAGGCGTCGACGTCAACGTCTACCTCGAAGGCCACGGCGTAGTCGTCGGCCCCCGCGTCGTTGCGCCCCAGCCAGGCGAGCGTGTAGCTCAACGCTAGCTCGAGTGCGTCCTTGAAGTCCACGCCCATCGCTTGCAGCGGGCTGATGGCCTCCGAGCTGTCGATCGCTCGTCCAGTCGCAGTCACTGAGCCCGGCCGTTTCTTCAGGAACTCCGCGCCATACATGCTCATCTGTTCCTCGAGCTCGGACAGGTCCTTCCAGCCCTGCTCTATGCCTGAGCCTTGAGGCTCGACGTAGTAGAACTTGCCCTGGGCGTCGGGGGTAGAGAGCCACCGCTTGGGTCCAACGACCAGTGGCTCGTCCGTCTCCTCG